GTTTACAGATGATGGGGTAGTAGCACCGATAGTAGTGCCATTGATTGTGCCACCTGTGATGGCTACTGCGTTGGCATTTTGCTGCGCCATATCGCCTAAAACACCATCAATACCAGTTAAAGTATTAATCTGGTTCTGTAGAGATACTAAAGTATCGGTAACAACCTGTGATGTACCTGAACCACCGCTACTGATGATAATGTTCTTAGCAACTTCAGGCTGTAGGATCTGACCGCAATCAATTTCACTGCCGTTAGATAGGTAAACAACTAAGGAACCATCAAAGTCAATCTTAGCGTCAACAACAGAGATACCGTCTTTGCCATCTACACCGTCTTTGCCATCGGTTCCATCTTTGCCGTTAAGCCCATCACGACCAGCTTTACCGTCTTTGCCATCTTTACCGTCCTGTCCTGCTGGACCTTGGATGCCTTGCTTTGCAGGAGTGTTATTTAGCTCGGTTAACTTCGCTTCTAGCTTGGCTTCAATAGTTTTAAGTGCCTGAATCACCATATCAGCGTTCTTACCGACTGCTTCTGTACGCTTTTGCTTCGCTTCGATGATAGTTTGCTCTACCTGAGCTAATGCTTGTTGCTGTTCTTCTAACGAAACAGCACTATTACCGATTTTCTTGATAAAGTCTTTGATGTTAGCCATTGTTTGATAGCTTCTCAGTTAAGTTATTTAGAAACTCTTCTTCTGCTTTACCAATTGTAGCCATTTTATCTGACATTTGCATTTCAACAATCTTGGTGTTGTTCTTTAAGTCAGCTTCTTTAAGCATTAATTCAGCAATCTTTACCCTGCGATCAAATTCTACGTTAGCAGCATTGTCTTCACTGGGTAAATTGCGTGAAACAGCAGAAATAACCTTAGCTTCGACCTCTTTTGGAGCCAATTGAGCCTCAACCATGGTCTTCTGAGCGTCTGCCATGTCTTTAGCAGCACTAGCATCGAGTTGCTTAATAGTTGCCTGTGCAGCTTGTAGCTTCAATTGCTGCTCTGCTTGAGCTAATTGCTGTTGTTCTGGGTTAGGCTGCATCATTTGATCTAATTGCTGGAGCATATCAGCTCTATTTGGCAGACTAGAACTAGCAATAATGCCTTTGAGGATCATTGGCAATACCGGAGTATCAGGACCAAGGGTTTGGAGCAATGCGATAAGCTGTTGTTGCTCGTATTCACGGGCAATGATGCCTAAAGTAGCCATTGGGATAAACTTAAAGTCTGCTGCAGGATAACGCTCAGGATCAAACTGCATGAATCTCCACGCTGCCTTACGAATTAACGGAACGAGGAAGTCTTCTTGGAAGTTTGTTAGGGTACGTTTGTACTTCTTGACAATTCCAGCAACAGACATCGACATCTGAGCCGCACCATCACGGGTAAACTGTGTTGGTTGACCAGAAGCATCGGTTGTGCCAGTAGCTTGTAGCAACATTCTCTCGAAGTTTTGGCTAATTGCTAGATTACCCGGATCGGTAGAACCGAACTTGAATGGGAATAGGATCTCCGCTGGATTACCGTTGGTGAGGATTGCTTTGCCGGGCTTGACTTCAAACTTAGCGCCACGTGGTAATCGTGTAGCGTCCATTGCAATCATTGGCGATGTGGTGAGGGCTAGGCTGTCAAGGTGTGAACGCAACTGAGCATCGATGCCCTTTTGCATATTGTATGCCTTCTCGACTGTGCCACGTCCGTAGAAGCGATTTGGAACTGTATCATCCTGATATGCTACGACAGGACGATCCTTCATCATGTAAGGCGTTTTCTCTGCTTTAAGGAGGAGGTCGCCATTAGCAATAACAACGATGGCTTCGACGAGGTCGCTATACTGATCCGCAGTGCTATCCTCCGGAAATAAGTCAACAACTTCTTCACCTTCTTTGTTCTCCAGTTGTTCAATGTATTCACGAGGTACTAAACCATAATATTTCAAGAGTACTACTTTGTCATCTTTAAACTGAGTCTCTTCTTGTGTTGGTTCTAAATCATCATCTTGTCCGTAAGGTTGAATATCTACTTTACGATAGATACCCTTTTCCATACCTGCAACAACTTGGTGGATAGAGACATAAGACTCGATAGCAACTCCCATTGCGTCATCAACCGAAACAGCGTTAGGGTCAATCAGGAAGTTCTTAGGATTGATGGGATTTAGCTTAATGCAAGTATATTCCTTCTCCATCACTCCGTAGGCTGCAGTACCGTCTTGCATTGGCATTGTCTGTGGATACATCTCAGTCTTCTTAGAGACCGACAACTCACCGATACCGGTACCGTAAATCTCAGCTAACAACTCAACCTGAGTAATAGCCTTCTTAATATTCTCTTTCTCTAGGTCTTCTTTGAGCTGTCGTTTAATTGCTTCCACATCGAAAGGTTGTTGGTCCACAAGGTCATCAGCGATGTCAAACCATTCTCCATTTCCGAATATAGCTTCGCATATCTCTGCGTGTCTTGTTTCCACAGCTTGCTGAGTCGCTGGGGAGATAATACGGCTGCGCTCAGATTCTCTAGTACGGTCTTCTGCAGCCCACTTGCCTCTAAATATTCTTTCATATTCTTTCCACTCTTCTAAGTAATTTGTATCACGATGATCACGCCATCTGTCACAGTGTCCTACAACGAACTCAACAATCTCTTTGTCTGATTCGGTTGGTTGATCAAACTCGTTTTGTCCTAGTTCTTCGTTTTTAAATTCAGCCATGGTTTTCCTTTAATAGCCAGAAATTACATCTAGTACTTCATAACTTTCTTCTTCGTAGTCTTGTTGATAGCTAGTCAAAGCCATCTGATCGATATACGCCAGTGCGTCCACAAGGTCGTCATGGACATTAGCGGTAGGGAACTGGAGTAACTGATCTACGAACTCTTTCCAGTCTTCATCTTCGTTTAGGGTAATCCTACCGTGTTCAAACCTACCCTGTAACGCCCAAGCTACTCGCTCGGTCTTTTTCTTGTTGCCATGCGTCAAATCTGTGATATGGAAGTATACATTGTTCTTCCTCATCAAATCGTTTAAGTAGGGATGCACTGCATTCTTTAGCGCCCCTCTTTCGATTCCTACAGCCATCGGTTTGTATTCTTGTACAAGTCGAAGTATCTTTCCCGCTGTCTCTTTAATGTCCCAACGACCATGTACAATCTTCTCAACGAACCAGTCTCCAGTGTCTTCTACTTTTACAATTGCGATAGCGGATTCGTCTAAGCGTTTCTTAGAAGCGCCTGCATTCTTAGCGACCTCTTCAAAACCTGCAAGATCGATGGCGATGATGTAGTCGCCATACTGCGGAGCTTCGCCATACTTAACCCACTCTTCTTTGAATATCTCTTGACCGGCATTGTCAAAAGAAGCCTCGTATTCTTGTTTGAACGCAAAAGACGAGAGCGTCTTCCTTGCTGCGTCCACCTCTTTCGGATCAATCGTCTCATTATCTTTAGTGGTGAAGTGCCATGCTTTCCATTCTTCGTCCTCTTCTGTAACTCCTAGTTTATACATATCGTAAAACCAGTTACGCCCTGACGGAGTGGAGATAAACATTGCCTCTCCCTTTTTATCCGACAGAGAAGCACGAACAATCTTCTCCCAAGTCTCCTGCTTAATAAACGCACACTCGTCTAGGACTGCGTAGTACAGACTCAAACCACGAAGGGTATCACTGTTGTCTGCACCACGAACATGAATCTTACGACCATTCACCAAGGTGATGTCCAGATTGTTAATGTGAGCAGACTTGATAACAGGTCTACCAATCTCTAGCAAACTGTCCCAGATGATTTGTCTGGACTGTCCTAGGGTCGGGGACACATACAGCACTGCAGACCCTTCTGGTGCTTCTAAAGCCTTTATGATAAGCATCATGGTTGCGAGTCTGCTTTTGCCACACCGCCGCCCTGCTGCTATTACTTTAAAGCGAGTCTTATCCTTAAAGACCTCTTGCTGCCAATTCAGTAGCTGGAAATTAAGATTCATCGTAATCCGAAGGATTCCCTATGAAAACTACTTATCATCATAGTCCTCGCTACGCTCGTCTTCCACCATGTCTACGACACCAGCATCCACTGTGGGGTTATTCAACCCAGTAATATTGATGCTGATCTGTGGAGTGGTTCCACCATTCTTTGCCGCATCGAATACCGACACTGGCAATATTCTATCGACACACAGCTTTAGTGCCGCCATGTTATCCTTATCGTCAGGGTTTAATGCTTTGGCGATAAGTGTTTCTATAATCTTATCTCCGGAAGTGCCTAGCAACCTTGCTTTGAATTCAGCAATTCGTGCAGAGTCTCCGGCGGGTCTTCCGACCTTACCTCTATTACCCTTCTTCTTCGCCTCGATGTCCTTCTTTAGGGGACGACCTAACTTACGACGTTGTATCTTTGGTCTCGTCTTGACGAGGTCTGCACTGACTGCTTCTT